TAATGAAACATATTACAGAAATGGAACACTTTATACATTATACAGATGTAATGAGAGAAATGAGATCTGTATTTATGAATCGAAATATATCAAAGTCTATTGCAGATTTTCATGGATCTGGTATAAGTCAAGTGCTAAATAAGTTTATGGATGACATTGCCAGAGGAGGAGTAGATAGGGCTCAAAATTTAGAATGGATGGATAAGTTAAGAGCCAATTTTAGCAGATCTGTCATTGGTATAAATCCAGTTGTTTACGCCAAACAGTTAGCCTCTATACCAGCGTATATTGCAGATATTCCAGCATTAGATTGGGCAACAGAATTTGCTAAAGTATTTAATCCACTTGAATTTAAAAGAATGTACAGAACGCTATCAAAAAGCAAAATGGTAGAAATGAGATACGACCAGGGGTTTGAGCGTGATATGGTAACAGCATTACAAAACCAAAAACCAGGTAAATTAATTAGTGGAACCGATTTTGTTAACACCTTTGCTTATGCTTTTACAAAAATGGGAGATAAACAGGCGATTTTTTTAGGTGGGTGGGCTGTATATAAATACCATTATAAAAAAGCTGTAAAAGATGGCAAGTCAATAGAGAATGCAAAGCAAATAGCTATGAAAAAATTTGAAGAAGCAAGTCTGCGATCACAACAAGCAAGTAATGTAGAAGATTTAGCAGATTTTCAAAGAAGAGGTTCACTGGCAAAATTATTTACTATGTTTATGACATCACCTAATCAATACTATCGAATGGTTATTGGTGGGTATAGAAATTTTTTTGCTGGTCGTGGAGACAAATCAGAAAATTTAAGAAGAATTTTTGTAGGTCAATTTTTATTACCAACCTTATTTCAGTTTATATCTAATGGTTTTAAATGGGATGATAAAGATCAAGCTGTATCAATACTACTATTTCCATTTTCTGGGTTATTGTTTTTTGGTAAAGGCGTTGAACATGTTATTAAATCTATCTATAATTTAGCCTATCCAATGGGACCTGTTTCTATTCTTGATCCATTTACAGATTTTGGGAAAAGTGTGCAAAAAACATTTAATGGTAAAGAGTTTAATGCAAAAAAATTGTTTTTTATTATAGATACATTTGTATCTGGTTTCTCTAAAGTATTTGGAGTTCCTTACAGTGGACCAAAACGAGCAATAGAAAACACAATTGAGGTATTAACGGAAGAAACAGACCTATCATTAAAAGATAAAACCCTTAAAGGTTTAGGTTTTCCTATGGAGAAAAAGAAAAAGAAAAAGAAAAAGAAGAAACCTAAAATAGGTAATCCAGTATACCTTGATTAAAAAAAGTGGTATGAACAAATAGTGAACATTTAATAAATTTAGATCCTCCTATTAGCCCTGGGACATTTAATTCACCTGGGGCTTTTTTTGTCCCCACAGTAAGGAAAGAAAATGGCAACAGGATCAGCAATAGCCGTAGTCAAGGGACTTGGATCTGTCGATAAGGCAGTTAGCATTTCTGCAACTTCTGCACAAAATCAACCGAAAGCAGTTTACATTGGTACTACAGGTTCATATTATTTTGAAATGAATGGTAGTGCAGTACAATTTAAGAACTGCCAGGAAGGAAGCATTCTCCCAATAAGACCAACCAAAGTAGCTACTAATTCTGGTTTATCATCGGCTGTTTCTGCTGGTGATGTTTTATTTTTATATTAAGTAGGGATACCAAATGTTTATAGGTGTTTCTACAGCCATATCGGCTATAAGAAGGGTATCAAAATCATTTATCAGAGATGGTTTAAAGTTATATTACCGATTCACTGAAACCTTTAACGAATCACAGCCAGAACTACTACTATCTGGTGCTACCTCTTTTGATGGAAGTGATGATTATATAAATACAGGAACAGCATTCAGTAATACAAATCATACTATATCTGCCTGGGTAAATGCATCAGCCACAGGTGGAGTAGTTTTTGATAATAGAGATGCAAATGATGATGGTATTCGGTTTTTATATGATAGTAACCTTACCTATCAATTAAATTCAAGTGATATAACTGTATCAAATCCAAGTTTAAATACTTGGCATCATATAGCTTGTACTTATGATGGTACTACTCAAAAGCTATATTTAAATGGTTCTTTAGTAGCCTCTGCCTCTACATCTCAAACTGTTTCTGTTTCTCAAAATTTACTGTTTGGAAAACAAAGCTATAGTGATGTTGCATATTTTAATGGCTCTATAGCAAATGTCGGCATCTGGAATCGTGCTTTGTCTTTATCTGAAATAGAATCTATCTACTGGAAAGGACAATATGCAGATTTAAAAGGTACTGAATTAACCAATCTGGTTAGCTGGTATAATTTAAGTGCAGATGCTAATGATAGTACAGGAACAAATAATGGTACAAATAATGGTGCAACCTTCTTAACAGATGCCTATTCTGCCAGTTCTCCTTTCTTACCAAGAATCCAAGATAAAGCCACACCAAAAGGTGCAGTAGCATTAGCAAGTGGGAGTACCTCTTTTGATGGAAGTGATGATTATATATCTTTTCCTTTCCAAGAATCTGGTAACTACACTATTTCAGCATGGTTTAAGTTAGATGTTGCTCAAACTTCAATAGTAGTTAATTGGGGTGATCAAGCTACTGGTGAAAGAAGAAGTTTATTAATATGGAATGGTGGTTCTGGTGGATACAAAGTATATAGCAGTACCTATGGAAGTAATATTGCTGGTTCAACAGTATTATCTGCTGGTGTATGGTATCATGCCTCTGTTACTGTAGATGTTTCAGATGGTAGTGCTAAAATTTATTTAAATGGCTCTCTTGATGGTAGTGGCACAAATACAATTAATAGCTTTACTGGAACAACAGGGGAGATAGGTAGACAACCGGGTGGTGAATATTTTGAAGGCTCTATAGCAAATGTAGCTATTTATTCGGATGTAAAAACCCAAAGTGAAATACAAGATATTATGTTCTCTTCGTATAGCACATTAACAAGTGCATTAAAGACAAACCTTGTAAGCTGGTATGATCTTGGGAGTACAGAGTTAGGTAATGATTTAGTAACAAATGGTGATTTTGCTACTGATAGTAATTGGACAAAAAACACAGGATGGAGTATTGCTAATGGTCTTGCAAGTTGTGATGGATCACAAAGTGGTGCATCATTTTTATTTCAAGACATAGGAATAGAAGTTGGTAGAAAATATAAAATCACTTTTGATTTATCTAATTACTCTGCTGGAAGTGTAAGAGTACGAACTGGTAGTTCTGCTACAGGTGAAGGAGTAAGTGGATATTATAATGCTAATTCTTCTATTGAAGTTGAACTATTTGGAAGTGGTAGTGGTGCTAACTTTTTCTTTGAAGCAACAACATCATTTACTGGATCAATAGATAATGTAGTTGTAAAAGAAATACAAGCACCAGATGCACAAGGAGATAACGAAGGTTCTATCTATGGTGCTACCACAAACACAGGATACACAAACTCACCAAGTGGTGTAGCTGATCCATTAAACTATGGAGAAGTCTATGGTGGGAATGCAGTTAGCTTTGATGGTACGAATGATTATGTTAATATAGTTAATAGTGTTGAATGGCAAAAACCTAAAACTATTTCAATGTGGTTTAAAGCAACAAGCATTTCAAGTCATGGTAGTAATGTTTACAATAAGGATACTTTAATTGGATATGCTAATCTTTATTGGGCTATTCAATTAGATGTAAATAAAAAAATACAATATTTTTATTATGATGGATCATTGAGATCGTGGCTTACAGACTCCACTATAACATTAGGTAAGTGGCATCATATTGCAGTTGTATCAGATGGGGATAGTTCACAAATATTTTTAGATGGTCAAAGTATTGGATCAAATAGCTTAACTTGGGATGATGTAACTATAGGAGTAGACAAACAATTAAAATTAGGTGGAACTGGGGGTGGTTTTGCAACTCAACCATTTACAGGCTCTATGTCTCATGTGCAAGTCTTCTCCGAAGCTTTAACTCAAGATCAAGTAAGAGAGTTATACACAAAGCCAGAATTAACCTTACCTACTGGCATAGCTTCATCAGCATTAAAGTTAGATATGCCAATGCAAGAAGGTTCTGGAGTTGCAATATTAGATGGCTCTGGTAATCAGAATCATGGTACAGGAAGTGGAATCACTTGGGCAACTGGACAAGAGTATGGCTTTCAACATCCATTAGTAAGAAGTAATAATCCTATGGTGTTTGATGGTAGTAATGATTATGTATTAAATAATACTGATGCTACTTGGGTTGGGAATACCTACACTTTTTCTTACTGGATTAAAACTTCAACTGCATCTTCTACTATATTAGAATTAAAGCATAATTCATCTGGTGTTATGCTTAATAATCAATTTTTTACATCTCTTACAAGTGATGGTAAAATAAGAAGCTATCAAGGTAATAGTTCTGGTGCAACAGTTTATGACCATACTTCAACCAATGCAGTACATAATGGAGCATGGCATCACATAGCGTTATCCTATGATAATTCTACTTTTAAAATATATATTGATGGAAGTTTAGATTCAACTGATTCTGGTAGTGGAACAATATCTCAAGTAGCAAGAAGGTTATATATAGGTATTAATAGAAATGATGGCGATAGTGTGTTTAATAGTGCTTTTACTGGTATGATGAACGATGTAGCTATTTGGAGTTCAGCTTTAACAGCCAATGAAATCACAGCCTTATACAACTCTGGACTACCTTTACTAACAACAACTGATAGTGGTAACTATGCAAGTTCAAGCGATTTAGTAGGATACTGGAGAAATGATGGTGTTACTACTTGGACAGATAGAAGTACAAACTCTAACAATGGTACAGTAGATGGTGATCCAGCATCAATCATAGTTCCAGAAGGACTTAATGAAGGCAGAGATTCACAAGGCTACTACCTAACAGACACAGACTCAATATCAAGTGGTATCAGATTCAAAGGTGCAGAGTATATATCAGTACAGGATTCAGAGTCTTTAGACCTTGGAACATCTGATTTTACTTTGGAATGTTGGCTTAAAACAACATCGCAAGGTTATTTAAGGATAATGGATAAAAGAGATGCCTCAAGTGGATTTACTTTAAGTGTAAATACTTCTGAAAAAATAAATCTTGAACTTAATGATGGTTCTGGCAATTCTGGCTTTAGTGGAAATACAGCTGTTAATGATGGTAATTGGCATCATGTAATTGTATCAGCAGATAGGAGTGCAAATGCTAAATTTTATCTGGATGGTGCTTTAGATGATACTGATGATATATCTGCAAAAAATGGTTCACTTAATTCAGTTTCTACGTTATTTATAGGTGCAGATGCACCAAATGGAGATTCCTTGTTTTTTAATGGAAGCATAGATGAGGTGAGGATTTATAAAGGTAAAGCACTATCAGCAACAGAAGTCTTAAAGAATTACAACAATGGAAAATCAGCACATAGCAATTAAGGATTAATATGAAAGGTCAATATACACATTATTTAAAAATACCAAACACAGAGCAAGGTTTAGGTTTACGCATTACAGATCGTTACGATTGGCAAACATTCACCTATAAAGAAGTAGAAAGAACTGGTACTCGTGATGTAATGGTAGAACTACCAACAGAAGATGATTTAAAAACTGATATTCAGTCCTTTATGACCACACATTCTATAAGTGGAAGTGGAACAAAGGCAGACTTAATTCACGCCATAGGAGAGCATATTTTAGAGAATGGACATCCAGCAGTAAGTGAGTCTTATACTTACATGGCAGAGGTGGTTGATGAGACTACAGATCACGGAGCAAAAGTATCCGATCTTATTGCCAGACATCCAAAGTATTTTGCTCAAAGAATTAGTGCAGATGATTCCGAGTTTGTAATTAAAGGTGATTGGACATTAGCAGAATTAAATGCATTACCAAGTGGAGTTGAGGCATATACAAATGAAGAAGTTAAAGCGTACATAGCAGGATCTGATAAGTGGGAAGATTAGCCCAGGTATTTTTAGTTTTTGTTATTAGTGGCTGTTCTAATGGTTGGTCTGTAGGAAGTTTTCATGAGGATTCAAATATGTATTCATATGTAGAAATTATCGATGAGGACTCTACAAGCCATTTTTATGCAGATCAAATTAATGTTGATTTTGATAATTGGTGTTTTACACACAGTCAGTGGGAAATGGTAAGGAAAAGTAAATAATGGATCCACAATTACTAATAGAAAGTTATATGACACTTGGGGCTACAGGGTTTTGTGTTGTTTTCCTGGGGTATATGTTAATCAACCTGGTTAAAAGTCAGAAAGCCCAGGATGGTGAGTTAGAAGCAATACGAGAGAACATAAGTGCAATGAGTGAAGTTATAAGCAATAGCCAATCAATTATATTGAAATTAGTTGATAAGTCTACCAGGATAAGCGAAACACAAAATGAGTCTGCATCCAGACGATTTGAAACACTAATGAAAGAAATAGATGATTTGAGCGATAAAATAAGTTTTATTTCTGGCAGGATCAATGGATCTGGGAGACCATAAATGGATAATAATGATATAACAAGAATTTTAACAAGACACGATGAAAGACTTAAAAATATTTATTCGTCTTTAGGTCGAATTGAAAAACATTTAGAACAGCTTAACGGAAAAGTAAATAGGCATAATGCCGATATTGCTCAAATACAAACTTGGGGTGCTATAGCGTTAGTTACGTTTCCAATAATGGTTAATATAATAATGAGGTTTATGTAATGGAATGGCTAACAAGTAATTGGGAATGGGTTTTATTGGGATTTATGGTATTAGAAAAGATTGTGAAGATGTCTCCAAGTGATAAGGATGATATTTTGTTAGATGTTGTATTTCAAGGATTAACAAAAATAGTAAAGAAGGATAAGTAATGATAAAAAGATACATCAAAGGTCAAGTAAAGAAGTATGGTGTAAAGGGATTTGTAATTAAAGTATTAGAATTAATTGCAAAAGTAACACCATCAAAAGAAGATGATAAAATAGTAGCAAAAATAAAAGTATTTGTGAGTACACTTTAATTTCTATAACAAAAAACAAGGAGAACAAATGGACCAACCCTATGATAACAGTGGTGTCTTATTTGTCAATGACAAGAAAGAAAAAGAAAACCAGCCAGACTATACTGGCAATATAACAATGAACGGTACAAAAATGAGATTAGCTGGATGGAAAAAGACTGCAAAGAAAGATCCATCAAAGCAATTCTTATCAATATCTGTTTCAGAGTTCCAGGGAAAGCAAGAACCTGCAATGGCAGAGAATGAGGATTTACCGTTTTAAGTGAAAACAATAATTCATGTTAATCAACATAAAATAAAGTCAAACTATAAGCATAATAAAAATGAACCAGTTTTAACAGTTAAAACATATAAATCAAATAATTATGCTAAAAAAGTAAAAATTGATGGTCCATCGGAAATTGTATACAGTCCAAATAAACCTTTATCTTGTGGTGCAAAAGTATGGTTGGAAACTCAATCAAAAGTAGATATAGTAGAATGACATTTAAAGAAGTGATTAATAAGGTAATTGAATCAGAAGGGGGATCCAGGATAACAAAGGATCCCCTGGATCCAGGTGGAACTACTAAATATGGTGTTTCCCAAAGAGCATACCCAGACCTGGATATAGAAAGTTTAACAGAGCGTGAAGCAAAAGATATTTATTATAAAGACTATTGGATCCCTTCCAAAGCAGAACAAATACCAGCACAGCTTCGTGAAATATATTTTGACATGGTGGTTAATTTTGGAAAGCGAGGTGCAGTCAAGGTATTACAAAGAGCCTGTAATGGTAAGAACACATATACTATAGCAGTAGACGGTGGGCTTGGACCAGCAACCCTATCAGCTTGTAAGAATGTAGAGCCAGGAAGGTTAAGGTCTTACCGAGTTTTAAAGTTTGCAGACATTGTAAATAAGAAATCAAGCCAGGAGAAGTATTGGTATGGTTGGTTTCGGAGATCTATCCGAGTTTAATGTCACATAAATAATGTGACACATCCCTGTAAGTTCTTATATATATAGTATAACTTGTGGCTACGGACCAGAAGGTTGGGGGTTCGAATCCTCCCGGGCGTACTGACGACAAACCCTTCTTTATTGAGGGGTTTTTTGCTTTTTAAGAAGTGTAGTTTAGTGTGAATAAGATGCAGTAGGCAGGATTAAAAATGTGACAATAATGTGACAATGACTACCCCCATATATCCCCTCCCCCTTCCCTTACTTTCCACAATTTGGGTTATATTACAGCAATCAAATTGTTCTTTATTATAATTGATTTATTAAGGGAGAAAGTTTATCTACATTTATATGAACATATTGTGCTGTCACGCTATCGGCTTTATGTCCTAATAAACATTTGGTTTCCCATCTGGTAGCACCAAATTCTTCCAAGTGCGATGCAAACGAATGGCGAAGGGTATGTAAATCGCCATGTCCTAAAATCTTTTTAAGTCTTTCTCTGGAGTTTCCAATCGATCCAGGATTCATAATATTATATATATCCATTGTTTGCAGATCTTTATGCATAGGTACGACTACAATACTATCTTTATCATAGGTTTCGGTTTTACCTTGACTCACTTCTATAAATTTTCCATTAATATTGTCATTTGTTAAAGTACATCCATCAACAGCCCTTAATCCTGTTTTGTAAAGAGTATTCCATAATCGCTTATCATGATCTAACCAGGCTTCATTTAAAGCGTGTTTTATTTCATCCCTGGTGTAAGCCTTACGAGGTCTAACCTTAACTCTTTTAGGGCGAATTAGGCCTGTTTCTGGGTTCTTTGATAGGTAACCCATAACAATCATCCATTCACACCAGTTATTTATTACCTTATGATCTTCTAAAATTGTTTTTGGAGATCTGCCCATTGCTTTACGTTTTGCATAATATTCTTGCAAATAAAATGGAGTAAGGTGTTTATTGGTTATGCTGGGACATAATGTCATAAACATATTTAATGCTGATTTTATATCTTTATACCTGGAATGCTTTTTATTTTGTTGGATAACATCTATGTAGTGCCGAAATGGTATTTGCAGGTCAACAGTCGGTATGGAAACACCAGCTTTTCTTAACGCCAATTCTTCATCCCATTTAGCCTGGATACGAACAGCTACTTTTTTATCAGTAGCACCAGTAGATCTTTGGATTCTATGAGGGGCTGTTCCATAGGTATACCACCAATATGGAGATCCATTTCTTTTGTAAATCCTGCTCAAACTATTCAACCATATCAATAAATTTTATTTTACTTATTCCTGTTAATTTGTCAAAATCGAAAAGACAATGTAAAATCGCTGGTACATAGCTACCATTTTTATGCTTGTAATTAAGATTAAATCTATTCATTTTACTTACAGTTTGGGCTTTTCGTTCATATTCAAAAAATTTATTACTTGTCTCTCTATCATAAAGGCGAGAATCTGTAGCTTCATGGTGTAATAAGAAGTTTTCGTAACCGTCAGCTTTATCTGTATTTTTATTTTTAATATCCATAGAATCAAGATGTTCTTGATGCATAATCTCTGCTTCCTCGCCATGATAACCAAGTTTAGCAAAAAACTCTTGCCATCGTATTATTTTATAACTTTTAAAGTATCCAAAGTCTCTTGAGTCATATGTTTGGAACGTCTGTACATCATAGTCAATGGTGTCCCATAAACTTGTGGTTATGATTTTAGTCGGATTTTGTACGAGGTGACTTCTTTTTTTTAGTTCATTTATTTCCATTTCCAATGCCTGGATCTTATCTTTTGCTAAACTCATTGCAAAATCATGCATCTTTTCTTCTCCTGTGTTATCTTTTGTTATAGAAATCTCTTTATTAAATGCTTCAATCGAGATATTGTATTTTTTACAATACCATATAACATAAGATTGAGGAAGTTTGTTCCTTAATTTAGCATTTGCCAGTGTATGTTTATCTACACCAACTAATTCAGCAACTTCACGATCAAATCGAAGCCCTTCTTTAAGTTTAATACTGTTTATAAAATCATCAACCGAGCCCATTTTATCCTCCTACAGATAGTTATAAAATATTATAAATTATTACTTTTATAACAAAATATAATAAGTTATATTCTGTTAATTATTTAATTAATTATAACACAATAAGATACATTAGATGCATTTGAATAGCAATAAAAACATATTACAGCTACTTACAGTAGAGGAAGTACGAAAGATTTTAGCATTAAAAGACAACAGATTAGTCTTGATGTTAATTAAAACAGGAGAGTTACCTGGTCATCGATTAAGTGCCAGGCAGTACAGAGTTAAACAAAAGGACTTGGATCAATATATCGAGAGCAAACGATACCAAGTACATACACTATAAACAAAGGGGAATGAGCAATGGAACATAAAATGAATGAAGTATATCATGTCCATCACAGACAAGATATTCCAGTTTACTTTTTGGCAAACACACTTAAAGATATGGGGTTTCGTGTCCATGTACACAGTGGAGGTAATGTAGACAATGTATGGTCAAATTGTGGAGATAAGGTTGCCAAAGCATTACTTGGATTAGTCTATGAACACATTACTTATGAGGTCATAGATGATGGAGAAGAGTGTGAGAAATATGAAAGAATCGAGGAAGAAGAATCACAGGGGGGCAAGTAATGAAAGATTTAACATTAACTCGACCTGGAGGTGATGACATCCGCTCAATGTCCTCATCTACTTCTCCGCATGAGTTACCAGGTCGAGCCCCTCGTTGGGGAAAGCATAGAAGATGGTTTGAGATCGACAACATTGTAGAGGTTTGTGAGCATACAGAAGTCGAGTGGATACCAGCAGAGCCAGAAAACAATGTAGGTGAGGATCTAATCTGTTTGGATTGTTGTGAGTCGTTACCGTTGGAGTTTGACCATGCAGAAATTTGAAGAAGTAATAGAAGCTGTGATTATGCTCCTTATTGTGTTTTGTGTATTGTTTAATGTGGCGAGGGTGCTATGAGAGATCCTATTAAGCAAGGACCAGACCTGGATCTAAAGTTACGACAGACTTATATCGGATCCTCTGAATGGGCTGTGGTTGCTGGGTTACACAATGCATACAAAAGTCCATATGATGTGTATATGGAAAAAGTATATGGCTATGAGCCTTTTGACAATCTTCGCATGAGGTTTGGCAGAGATGCAGAACCAATGATCGCCAAGTGGGTAGAGGAAGAATTAGATGTAGCAGTGGCTGTAGATGGGTTTGTGAAATTTCATCCAAAACATGATTTTTTAGCAACCAATTTAGATGGAGAGATTTTCCATAAAGATGGTAGTAAATCTATTTTGGAGATTAAAACAGCGAACAGTTTAGCCAGGCAATCCTGGGGTGCTGAACTACCTATACAATATTATACACAGATCCAGGGACAGATGCTTATCACAGGTTTACGAAAGGCATATGTGGCTATACTTACTTTTGGGTATGCTGGTCCAGAGAACTTTGAGATCCAAGAGTATGATTATAATCCAGAGTTTGCAGAGATGGTAGTTAATAAATGTGTGGATTTCTGGTATAACCATGTAGCAATTCAAATTGCACCAGATCCATCAAATGCTGAAGATCTGAAGAAGATGTATCCAGATTCAAATGGTGCATCTATGGAAGCATCTATCGAGTTAAAACAACAGATAGAAGCATTAAAAGAATTAAAGAGCCAGAAGAAAGATTTAGAGGGCTCAATTAAAGGTTTGGAAGTCGCAATCAAATCAGAAATGGCAGGGTGTGAATTAATCACTTTCGGTGAAGATACGCTTGCTACCTGGAAAAGTAGTAAACCCAGGAAGGTGTTTGATCGAGGCGATTTCCAAAAATCAAATCCAGATGAATATGCAAAGTATGTGAAGGAATCTGGAGTATCAAGAACATTCAGATTAAAATAATAGGAGTTAATTATGAATGAGCGAATCAGAGTACAAGGTGGAAAGTTATACACAAAGGTTGTGGATAGGCTTACTGCATTTAAAGAAAAATACCATCCAGACAAAGGTTTTTTTATCCAAACCAATATAACCACACTTACAGATAACTATGTTGTTTTTAAGGCTGAAATTCTTAACAAGGAGGGGGTTATTTTAGCAACAGGGCATGGTTTTAATGCTATTGCAAAAGAAAAGTCTTTAGAAAAGGCAGAGACTGTTGCAGTAGGAAGAGCATTGGCTTTTTTTGATCCAATGTATGGTGGTGAAAGTGAACTTGCATCCCAGGAAGAAATAGAAAAGTGGGAAGATCTAACAAAGGATGATGGTAGCCAGTTTCCCCCAACACAGAAAAAACCTACAGGTGTAGATAAGATAGTAGGCAAGGCAATGAGTAAAATGAATGGCAATAGCCACGATATAAAAGATGCAGTCTGCAATTTTACAAAGCATAAAGGTAAGATGTGGTCCCAGGTAGCTGGTGAGGATCTTGACTACATAAAGTGGATTATGAGTAGTGTCAAAGATTTAGATGATAAAACTAAATCAATCATCAGTCAATTTGTCTAAAGACTACTCTGGAAATAAGAAATGGCGAGAATATCAAAGAACGTACTCAAGAGCCCAATTGGATTTTCCATTAGGGTTAGGTACGAAAAAAGTATTACAAATGAAACGTATGATACTGGGTTGGCTCCCTCTTTGGTGTTACTCGCCAGAAGATTTAGCAGGGTTAATAAGAAAGTTAAGGAGGGAATATGTCCGAAAACAAAATAGTAAAAAAAGTTGAGAAGATGTATCCAGAGACCTGTTCAGAGTTTGTAAAAATACAGCAAGAGCAATATGATTTATTTTGCAAGAAACAGTTTGATTATGGTCCAAGCAATATAAGTGTCGGAACACAATTAAACACCCAGGAGGAAAGGAATTTTAGCCTTCAAGGGGTATGGTTTCGTATGAATGATAAGATCCAACGATTGTTGAATTTGTTTATCAATCAAACCGATCCAAAAAACGAATCAATAGAAGATAGTTTTTTAGATATTGGGAACTATTCAATTATCAGTTTATTGGTGCAAAGGGAGAAGTGGGGGAAATGAAAAAAAATCAAATTAGTACAAAAGATATGACTTTGATTATGGAAGGATTAGGAAAGGTGATTTTAGAAGGAAAGAAAGAAAACGAATATGATAAAGTAAATCAAGCCCAGCAGTTGGTAGATCGCTTAACGGAGTATGCGAATGATTTCTGGGATAAACAAAAGGGGAAAGCATGATTTCAATGTTAGCAGAATTAATAAGAATGTTTGGTGAACTGGCTGGGTACATCTGTGTACTTGGCATTGGTTTATTCGCATTCGTGTTAGTGTTCACAGCAATAGCAGATAGGTACGAATTAAATAGATAATACCCTGGTATCCACATACCAAAGGAAAAACAATGATAGAATTTACTGTAGAAGGCTCACCTGTAGCCTTAAAAAGACACAGGCATACTCGCAAAGGATTTACATATGATCCTTCAAAGAGCGATAAAGACACTTTTTTAAAAAAAGCCTTAAAAACAGCCCCCAAATCTCCTGTATATGGACCGATCTCTATGTCCATCGAGTTCTATGTCGGCAGACCAAAGGCACATTTTAGAACAGGACAACATTCTCATTTATTAAAAAGTTCTGCACCGATATGGAATACATCCAGGGCTGATATAGATAACTATGTAAAGTTAGTGTTGGATGCATTGAATGGTGTATTCTATAAAGATGATAGCCAGATCTGTCATTTAAAAACAATTAAAAAATATTCCAGCAAACCCAGGACAGTAGTTCAGCTGAAGGGAGTGGAGTAATGCCATTTCCATTTGTAAAAAGATCCCAGGTAGATGAGTTGGAAAAGAAAAACGCTGAATTAAAACAAAATATTGCTCTCCTGGCTACAAAATTACACGCCATACAAGTTATCTGCGACAGGCATAATCAAGCTAAAATGGGCAATTTAAGAATGACCAGGATGGTAAAGGAAGTTGTAGATAAGATATGAGAAAAGCAGTTGCAATTACATTAAGGGAAAAAGCAGAAAAGGTTGCATATAATTTTAGTAGACCAGACCGAGAAAAGAATGTTATGAAAGAAACCTTTCAAGTAAAAAGCATTCATCCATTAAGCGAGTCTACAGCTTATGTACAGTTTAAAAAAAATACAGGGAAAGTAGGGATTGCATTTTTCTATCATATCAATATGGCAGGGGGAACCTGGCAATATTTTTTTCCTACCTACGATCATTGTGTTGGTGCAGAGAAATTAAGAGATGTGTTGCACGATGTTGAACAAGAAAACTTTAAATACAATTTTCAAGAAAGATGAATACGAAAAGAATAGGATGGGTAGGTGAGCAATGTGTCAAGAAAGACTTGATGATGAATAAAGGATTTTCAGTATACGAACCTATCGTGGATGATGTAGGTGTGGATATGGTCGTGGATACAGGGAAGAGCCTTAAGAGAGTTCAAGTGAAGTATAGAAACAAGCAGAAAAGGCATAAATCGAGCATTGAAGTAAGCCTAAAAAAATATGTAGGTAGCAACATAGATGTTATCGCAGTCTATTATGCACCGAAAGACATAATCGCATATTATCCTTATGAAAATGAAGAGGTGATATGCTTGGCAGTAGAAACAGCAAAGAATAACCAGGAGTCACATAGGAAGTGGTTCTACAGATACATGGAGTTTCCACTATGAGGGGTTGGATTAGTTTACAAAAGCAGATAAGAAATCATTGGTTATGGGAGGATCCTAAATACCTAAAAGCATGGTTGGATATGTTGATGATGGCGAACTATTCGGAGGTCAAAAAACCATACAAAGATCAGATCGTAACGATCAAAAGAGGTGAGTTTCCTTCTTCTTATCGCAAGTTGGGTGAGAGATGGGGTATGGCAAAGAATACGGTAGTAAAGTTTATGAATCGTCTAAAAGCTGACACAATGATTGACACACATACAGATTTTGGGTTTACCCTCGTGAAAATCATGAATTATGAGAAATATCAGAGCCAAGAAGGGACAGTTACTGACACAGTAGGTATGACAGTGAGTGACACACCAGCTATGACAGTGAGTGACACTACTATAATAAAAGATAATAAGATTAATAAAACTAATAAGAAAAAAGGCGATGCTAAAAAAGCATCACCACTCACACTCAAAGATAGACAATTAAAATTTGTAGAACAGATAAAAAAAGTGGGCAAGGAACAAGGGTTACCAGAAGTAGAACAACGAAAGTTTAACAACCATTGGGGTGCAACAAATCAAGGAGGAAAGAAGATGCGATGGGAAATGGAAAAGGTCTTTGATATGAAGCGAAGGATGGCAACCTGGAAGATGAACATGACTGCATTCAGTTGGGATAAAGATGCCCAGGTCAAAGCACCAGAGATCCAAAAAGAAATAAAGAAAGTTAAATACATTTGTTATGGCTGTGACAAGGTGAAAGAAGTCCAGGGAGAGATTACATCTAACGATGCATTTTGTGAGTGTGGTGACCAGTTTATGAAGCCCTATGAGTACAACACAATGAAAGCAAAAGACAATCCATCTAAAATAGTTTCTGATACCAGAAAGTCGCAGGATAAGATAGGATATGAAAGGAAAGGAAAAGAAAGTAGAGGAGAAGTATTAATGACCGATCAGCAAATATTAGAAAAACTTGGATATGCAGTATGAACGATTTTATCCTTGAGATTTTACAGGCAACAGAGATAGGTACAGCAGACAATTACATGAAGCAGGTAAACTATACCAAAAAAGTTAAGAATAAAAAAATACTGGATCAGTTAATTAGCTGTCCAAAGTGTAGAACTGTATGGCAATGGAATCATAATAATAGAAATTTTAGTAAAGAAGAAGGACCACAATATTACTATGTTGATTTTCCTCATTATGGGAAGCCAAAAGAAATTTGTCCTAAATGCAAGAAAGTCACAGCAATAAATAATGATACTGATACAAATTTGGAGCAATAATGAATGCTATTATTTTATATTTGGTACAAGGGATCACTGTTCTTTGTGCTTTTTTTTTAGGTGCTTATGTGTATCAGCGAGGACAATCCGATCAATCCATAGTGCCACAACTTAATTTAAATAAAAAAGAAACAGATCCCCAGCCAGACTGGGATCAAGTGTGATTGTTGAGGTTGATTATGCTTTTAACGAATTTGATGATGTCCAGGAACTTTGGGCACATCTTGCTATTAGTGCTTTACAAGCTGGATATGTACCTATAGAGGTTATTGTTGGATATTCCTAAACTAACCGATAAACAGCAGATGTTTTGTAAAGAATACTTGATAGACTTAAACGCAACACAAGCGTGTATACGAGCAGGGTACAGCGAAAAAACAGCAAATAGAATAGCATCAGAAAACTTGTCTAAACTTGTTATACAAGAAGAGATTAGTCGATTAAAATTAGAGAGAGAGAAGAGAGTAAAATTAACTGCCGATAAAGTATTGAATGACATAGAGCGAGTCAGACAATTATCAGAGGGGAAAGAGCAATATAATATTTCTTTAAAAGCATCGGAACTCCAGGGAAAGCACCTGGCGATGTTTACTGATAAGCACCAAGTAGATGGTGAAGTCCAAATGCCTGTTATTAATATTTCATTGGCAGACGATGGCTGACATAAAACTTAATCCAAACCAAGCTGATTTCATGCAGTGCGAAGATCAAGTAATCGCATTCTTTGGTGGAATCGGTAATGGGAAAACATTTGCAGGGATCTTAAAAGGGATCCTGCGAGTCGTTGATGGAAATCATAGCCCACAATTAGGTATGATTGCCAGACAGACCTACCCAGAATTACGAGATTCAACCCAGCGTACCTTCTTTGAATTATTGCATTTAATGGGATTCTTACCAGGAGTCCATTACGAATACAAGAAGCAAGAAAACCGATGTATTTTTAAGAATGGTCACGAGATTATCTTTCGATCATTGGATGATCCAGCCAAGTTATTATCGATCAATTTAGGCTGGTTTTATATTGACCAGGCTGAAGAGGTTAGCGAAGAGGTTTTCCTTACGTTATTAGGTCGTTTAAGGGCTGTATCAAACCCACAGTGCTGGATAACAGGCAACCCATTAGGACATAATTGGGTATGGCATCGATTTATACATGATCCAGTCCCTGGGAACATTATTTTTAATGCAAAGACCGAAGAGAATATTGCAAACCTACCTGCTGGTTATGTAGACAGTCTAATGAACAACTACAATGAGATCTGGGTGAATCGATATTTATATGGATCCTGGGATGCTTTTGAAGGTCAGATCTATCCCGACTTTGAGCCAAGTGTCCATGTTGTAAATGATTTTATGCCAGATCCTGGTTGGAGAAGGTTTATTGCTATTGATCATGGAAGAACAAACCCAACAGCAGTATTGTGGGGTGCAGTAGACCAGGATGATAAGATCTGGATCTATAGAGAGCATTACGAAGCAGGTCAAGATGTAGACTATCATGCCAGGGCTTTGAAGGCTCACTTAAATGAAGGCAGATATGAGACGTATGTTATTGATCCGAGTACAGGTGCAGGGAAGCAAGGAGATCCAGAGACAATAGGGAATCGCTACAGACAATTACATATCCCTGTTGTAGGAGCAAACAACGATGTTCAAGGTGGGATCGATAAAGTAACCAACTGCATTAAAACCAATAAGATGTTTATTACCAGGTCCTGCGAAAACTTACGAAGAGAATTAATCAATTATCAGTGGGAGCAACCCAGTGCATCCAGGGCAGATCTAAACGCTCCAGAGAAACCATTAAAGAAAGATGATCATGCTGTTGATGCTTTACGATACATGATAGGTGAGATTGTAGATAGTGCAACCAGACCAGACACCAGGACAGACACCATGAAGTTTATTGATAACATTGTTGTGGATGCAGATAACACACAACCAGAATGGGACAATTATTAATGAAAAAAGCATTTTGGGATAAAAAGAATCCGAAGAAAAAGAGCAAGAAACTTACCCCTTCACAAAAAGCATATGCAAAAAAATTAAGTGCCAGTAAAGGATGGAAATATCCTAACCTGGTTGCAAACAGCATAGCATCAAGGAAATAACATGGCAGGATTAGACTATTACCCAGCATTAGACCAGGAACAAGCATTGGACCAAGTAGCCGATGCATCAGAAAGAATACCCCAGGTTCGTAGCTGGTTAGATAAAAGCAAGAAAGCCAGAGCATCCCAGGTAGATCGATGGCGTAAAAATGAACGATTGTACTATGGGAGGCATTGGGCAACCCCAAGCAAGGGAACAGAAAGCCAGTCCAGGATGATCTTTAATTTCCCTCTTGCTGTTGTAGAGACTATTCTTCCTATCATTAATGACTTTCAGCCTACAGTGGATGTAATGCCACGAGAAAAGAACGACATATTCTTTGCTGAAATGATGCAGAAAAGATTTCAACAGATTGTAGAAGAAACCGATTTATATGGTCAGATCCTCCAGGCAGTAAAAGATAGTTTAATCTACTCCAATGGATTCTTACAGATCTTGCCATCTTTAACAGAGGAAGGTGTATTTAAAGGATTTGATATACAAGTAATTGATCCCTTTACGGTGGTCCCTCATCCTTATGCTACTGAATTAGATTTAAAAGCAGGAGAATACTTTATGTTTGCTGTACCTATGGAAACTACCAGAATCTATAGGGAGTTTGGTATCAAGGTAAGTGCAGATGGAAAGTTAGATGATTATAGAGCGTACCAAAAGGTAACGGATAATGGGGGAATAGAAAGTGCAAATGCAGAGTCTGATTATGATATGGCATTGGTTATTGAATGCTACAGTAACGAATCTGATAAAGAAAAATATCCAAATGGTAGACATACGGTCATTGTCAATGATAAACTAATTGTTGATGAACCATTAGAATTATACAGGATGCCAGTATTTATGATATCCAACTATAAATCACCACACAATTTTTGGGGTATGGCTGAAACAGAAAATGTTCGGACACAGACCAAAGCGATGAATGAAACCTTTAGTGCTATTAATGAAAATATTAGGCGTATGGGGTTTCCAATTCGGAAAGTAACCCAACGAGCCAAAGGTCAATTAACTCGACCAATAACAGGAGCCCCTGGAGAAGAAATAACTGTAGTAGATCCAAGCGATGTTACGTTTGAGTCACCTCCTCCAATTTCAGGATATATACAGAATTATATTGCCCAGGTTGGTCAGTTTATGGAAAGAATTACTGGTGTAAATGATGTCACACAAGGTCGCAGTGAAAAAGATTTGTCTGGTAGAGCCATTGTAGCCTTGCAGGAAGCCAGTCAGACCAGAATACGACACAAGATAAACAAAGATGTATCCAGACTTACAAAAGAAATAGGTGAGTACATGGTGCAGATGATCTTAACCTTTGATGAAGAGATTAAATCTATTAGGCAACGAGATGCAGAAGGATCATTTGAGTTTACAGAGTACAATCCAATGGCTGTCTATGATGCAGATGGAAACGAAGAAGGCACACCAGAGTTTAATCCTGGAACAGCCAAGCGATTAGCTGATAGTGAATTTGATATAGATGTTACCAATGGATCCAGATATGCACAAGGCAGAGTCGCTAACGAAGAACGAGCAATGGAATTTTACCAGGCAGGGATCTATGGTATTGAAGAGGTTGTTAATGCTCTCAATGTAAGCGATAAACAGGACATCATACAGAATTGGTATGTTCGTAACCAGATGGTTCCCCCACAGCAACAAGTCCAACAAGCAGAAGAACTTCAACAGCAGTTAGGAATGTTAATTGAAGCTATTATGCAGGAAGGAATGGGAGGACCAGCAGAAGAACAATTAGCACAATTAATAATGGCAAACCCAGCTTTGGCTGAAACGTCAGATTTTCAACAACTACCAGGTGAAATACAGGATCGTATTATCACTGTAGCAGGATTGGTTGGTGGGCAGGGAGAAGATCCAAATATGGATCAACCCAGGGCTTGAGGTTTTTCTGCCCATCACTTAACAAAAGGATAACACAATGCCAAAACTAAAAATGAAAGGGAAAACAAAGAAGTTTAAATACACAAAAGCAGGAATGAAGGAGTACAAGAAAGCATTGTCAAAATCAAAAGGATATTAATGATCCAGGTTATTTCTGGCATACTTACCCCTACCGAAGCAAAAGATCTCCAGGATATGGGGAAATCTGGGGCTATGTATTCTGACTTTTCTCATGAAAGCATACAAAAGGTAGCAAAAGTGTATCAATCGGAATTAGATAACCAGGAATTGGTATTAACAAGTCCAAGCTATTGGAGAATAGAAACACGACCAAAAGGACATGAATGGCATTACGATGGATGCAAAGAAGAAGATGGGAAACTGGTAGACAATCATATGGCATGGTGTAATTATGGATCTACTCTGCTATTGAGCCCTAATAATTTATTTGAGGGTGGCAATTTGTTTTTTGAGCAAGAGGGAAAAGAATTTGAGATTAAAGACCATTATTTAAATGGTGTATTGTATTCAGCAGGAAAGTTTAACAACCCTATGAAACATAAGGTAACTCAACACGCTGGAAAACGGTGTGTTTTATTAATGTTTTTTTCAACAAAGTAATGAGAAAGTTATTTACATATTTGCAATTAAAGATCGCAAAAAAGTTTACAGGAAAAATTGAAATTAATTTTTTTGAAGGTGGTGTAGCGAACATCAATGAAAGGAAAAGTATTAAGCTAAAAGAATAAAGTAACTCATAAAAATATAGGGACAATCTTTAACAAAGAAGCCCAGTGATTACCCAGGACACCCTGGCGATCATTGGGCTTTTTTTTTACTCAAAACCAGTGTCGAAAGACCAACTGAAAGGATAACAATATGTCAAAAATAAATGTAGTAGGAACAACAAATTTAGAAGTAACACCAGAATCTGAACAGATACAGGTGGGAAATTTTAGTGGAGATCCAACAGTGGGAGAAGTACAACCCTCTACGGATGACTACGACAATATTCCGATCCCTGGGGAACTCTTGGGAGAGCAATCAGAACAGGAATCGAATACAGAACAGGCTGTGACCACAGAGTCAGTAGAACCAGCCGAAACAGAAGAACCTAATGAACCACAACAGGAACTATCTGATGGTGAAGAGGAAACATCATACTACGAAACAGAAGATGGCGAACAATTCACTGTTGAAGATATAGAGTCCTGGAAAAAGGATGCTGATAATCGCCACGAATGGAGCAAATCCAATACGGAGAAAGCCCAGGAAGTAGCAGATCAGCGTAGGGCTGTAGAGCCTTTGGTTCAATTAGTAGAACAACTAAACAAATCGGAAGAGTTCAGAGATACGCTTCAAGAAGCGATTGAAGATGAACTTGGTGAAGAAGCAGGGCAACTGTTTGAACAGTCCCTAAAGATGGAAAACAAGGATCTTCCGAATCCCTTTGAATCTGAATTAACAGAAGCAAGGGAAAAAGTAGAAATGATGGAAGCTGAAAAGGTTTTAGACCAGTCGATGTCCAATCTCCAAGCACAATATTCGTTAAAAAGTGAGCAAGTCCAGGAAGTATTAGACTATGCAATAAACGCCCACGAAGAGTCTGGAAGATTACTAACGCTGGAAGAAGCCTACAAAGTCATGAGTTTTGATAAACCGAAAGTAGAAACTCCTGTAAAAGCAAAACCATCTGTGCCTGTCAATGTCCAAAAGAAAGTAGGCGTAAAGAGTGATAAACAATCAAAGATCACGAATTACGAAGATATTGATGTGGCAACATTTTTTAATTCATAACGGAAATAAGGAGTTAGCGTATGTCTAACATAGTAGTAAGTGGAACTGGTTCTGCTTCATTAAGTGCCTTAATCCAACAGTATTATATGCCTGTTTTGTATGATAACATCTTTAAGAAGTCTCATCCATTACTTGCAATACTGAAGGCAAAAGCAAAGACCTTTAATGGTCGTGAAATCGTTGTACCAATAGAACACGCAGATGCTGGTGTAAGCGTATTTGGTGATAGACATGGTCTCGCCAATGCAGATAGTCCTGCAACTGGGTACACACCAGTAAAAGCTGAAATTGCAAAAACAGCATCTTACAATCCTACAATGCTAACAGGTCACTTTCTTGTAACAAAGGAAGAAACATTGTTAATGAATAGCCCACAGGCTATCAAAAACATTGTTGGTGCAAAAGTAAAAAACCTTCAAAAAGGATTAGAGAAGAAAGTCGCAGAGAATTTGTTTGCAACTTCATTGGCAACCGATGCCTTCAATCCATTAGGTGTTTTGTTGGATGATTCAGCAACTGCTGGTGGTCTTGCACCTGGATCTAATTCATGGTGGAAAACACCTGTATTAGATCATGATAGTTTTTCTGATGCAAGTGGTGATTATGTAGGTGATTCTCCAGATGCTGGAGTTCAATATATATCAGAAGCTAATATGGTTGATGCAAGTAAAAACACTTACATCCTTCGTATTCTTGCTAAAGGTGTTGCAAATGCAAGGGCTCAAACTGGTGAAAACCCAGACTTAATTGTTGTGCCACAGTATTTGTATGATCTTATTGAAAGCGAAATTGATCCACGAAAAACAGGTAGTAAAATGTCTGAAAAAATGGGTTCAATGGGATTCACTGGATTAAACTTCAGAGGAATTGACATTATAGCTGACCAGGATATGGTAACTGCACAACAGCAGGTTGCTTCTCCAGCAGTAGCAAGTACAAACTTTGATGGTAGAATTTATTTTATCAACACAGAATACTTGCATATGTTCTTTAACTCTGGTGCAAAGTTCACTGCATCCGATATGATTGAAGATACACAAAGTAACACATTTGTGCAGAAAGTACATACTTATGGGAATATGGTTGTTACAAACCGTAAGGCTCATTGTGTTGTAGAAGATCTTTACTCACCATTGGATTACGCTTAAGTAACTGAATAACGATTACAGCCCTGGGGTTTTCCTGGGGCTGTGATAACTGGAAATATTATGACAACAGCAGACATGGTAACCATATTAGGCGATAGAATGGAAGATACAGCAGGGGATCTCTTTTCTACGACTATCAAAGAACGATATTTGAATCGTGCCCAGGATAAAGTGATTCAGTCGTTACACCCACATTTATTAACTGATCTACAGGTAATTAAAACCGATATTACTATGTCTACTGATACCGATGTAGATAGCCATTTTAGTAGCTATTTTATACCAACACAAGCAGGAGCATTAGACTCGGATCCATTTGGTGGACCATTAGGTATTTTAGGAATACGAATACAAAACAGTACCTTTATTCGCAAAGTATCTTTTGATATGGTCAAAGATTTCAGCACAGGATATGTTGCCTTTAATGGCACAGAGCCAGTGTACTTTATATTTAAAAACAGAATATATATTTATAACAATACTGCGAAGGTAGACTGCTACTACATGAAAACACCTGCTGTATTAAACAGCACAGCATCCCCAGCAATAGCTCCAGATTTAAATGCTATTTTTCACGATGCAATCCTGGAATTTGCAGAAGCAGAACTATGGAGAACTGTAAATAAACAAGATCGCATGAACAATGCTTTAACCAGGGCTTATGAATATCTGGGTAAATACAACCAGAATCCAGCTACTGGAGTCGTAGGAGAAGGGTTACCCTTTGATTATTCTTCCTCTAATTCATTAATTGATCCTATCTACCCTAATTATCCAAATCCTTAATGGCAAATTTTATTGACATAAAAGAATTTGATGGAGTTTTAACCAATGCTGATATTGAAGATCTTCCAGATAATGTTGCCCAGGAAATAAAAAACCTAAAGATCCAGGCAGGAAAATTAGAAAAGACATTTGGGGCTGGAACAGCTTCGGGTATACCTTCTATTGGCTTAACCTTTGTAAACGATTCTTATAGCCCATCCAAAGCCTATACAGTGCATAATATATTTACATTTGTATCGGATAAGTTTGAAGGAGATATTAATGATGCAGGAGATGGGTATCGATATTTATTAGTAACGGTAGAAGCTACCGATCAATCCGTAAAATTATGGTGGTGGGATAGTTCATTACCCGATGTAACAGATCATTTACAAATAGAAGATAATATTGTATGGTTTCAAACAGCATCACCACATGGCATTACAGAAGATGACCAGGTATTAGTCCAGGATATTAAAAATAATGCATCCCCACAAACATCTATCACAAGTGGGAGCCCAGCAACACCAATAGGAGTATATGAATCTGCCGATGTAATCCCTTCTACAACCAAAGTAGGAATCAATACAGATACTGCCCAGACATGGGGTGGTAGTTTTTTTAGTAACACATTAGCAACTGGTGCATCGGCACAATCTTTTAGTGGGAAGCATAATACTCATTTATTAATGCATGATTCAATATCTCACAACAGCACTTTACAGGGAAAAATATATGATGTAGCAATCGCATCTATGAATGGTAGAGCATTAAGTATTGCAAAAGTTTCGCAGGAGGGAAAAAATTTAATTACTTGTGTTGGTTCTTCTGTAGCTGATTTAAGCACTCAATTTCATGATACTTACAGAGATGAAAGTGTATACTTTACAGGAAGCATGATTGGGTTTAATAACGCTATTTATGTGCATCATTCATACACAGAAAGTGGATCTAATAATAATTTTATAGTAAAATACACTTGCAGTAGTAATGGAACTGTATCTGAATCTGTTGTGGGTTCTAACTTATCATCAACCCTTGCAACTGGCGATTCTTGGATGAAAGTAGTTAATGGTAACCTTTATTTATTGATTAAAGGAATTGCTCTCTACCAGATCACACCCTCTGATAGTGTTTCTACTATTAGCACCAGTGGAATAACAGCAAGTCAATTTGTTGGTCTTGCTTCAATATCTTCTACAAATTTTTTTAAAACGAATGGATCTCTTGGATCTTCTGATGTAAATCACGAATATTTATTTATTGCTCAAAACACAGGGGTAAGATTTATTTTATATTATAACGATGCATTGTCTTTTGGATCCTGGGTAGAATATGGAACACCTATTGTTGGAACATTTAAAGCAATAGAATCAGCTAATTTTAGACAAAATAACGGTAAAAGCCATAGTTTGGTTATTCATTATTTAAATAGTAGTGGACATACAAAACTACAGTATTCAACACATTCTGATTCCAGTGTATTAACAGGGTTTAATGATATTAATACAAGTATTTTTGCAAATGATACAGATATTGAATTTATTTCATCTACATACAATTCTCCAGGATCAACATATCTTATAGTCGGTACAGATGATGTTTTTGATGGTGTTAGCAGTCCGACTGTTCAAGTAAATGGTAAATTGTATTCCGTCAGCACAGGGCTATCAGTAGTAACTATAAATAACCAAGCTGTTGTAGTAGATGGATCTGCCAAAAGTAAATGGAATCCGACTTGTTTTGCTGATTGTGTAACCGAAACACATGGTGGAGAAGTGTTTTTTGAACACGCTAAAGGCTACATTGGTATATATGGATCGGAAGCACTAAATGTAGCTGGGGCAAATAGTGCTGATTTATACAGAATGACCGATATTGGTTGGTTGGCAAATACCTGGAATGGATCTGGAGATTGTGAGTATCGCTGGATTGATGTTACCAGTAAATACGATGTACCGACTTTATACCATAAAAAAGACAGAAACCCAATTATACCCTTTGGAGATACCTTACGAGTATTGCCAGGTAATATTGCAAAGGTAGGCAGTAATGAAGCTAAAGGTGCCTGGTTAGGGTATATTGATCGTAGTCTATTTAATGGAAACACTGTATACGGTCCTACATTCTTTGCTGAAGCAAACAGGCTTACAAATCCATTTACTTTTAAAACTGTAGAATTAAAGGTTACCGATGAAGAAATACGACAATCTGATACCGTTAAATACACAGTAACAGCAGTTTATGATGGTGTCCAGGAAACACAGATTAATGATGAAAGTTTAAAGCAGGTTGTATCAAATACTGGGGATAATGACGATGTAAGCAAATCAGAAGTAAAACTTGTGTTGAATTTACCTATATCCACTATGAGTAAGCGTATTACAGGAATTAATGTATATCGTGCAGATAAATTAAGTGGAGTGTATGAAACATATAAGCTAATTACTTCTTATAATTTTGTAGATACAGGAGATGATACCCTTAATGTAACAACATCAGCAGATACAGAACTGGTTATGAATTTTGAAGTATTTAATGATAAGACCATTTTTGTAAAAGACCAGGACAATGCAATAAAAAACTGGTTAAATGATGGAAGCACAGGAAATGTTACAAATAACGTAGGTGGGGTTACTGATAATGATAAATATCAATGGGAAACTTACTATAGTGAATTTGCAATTAAGGTTGGATCTTTTGAAAAACAAAAAATTAAAACAGTAGATGCGATTACAGGATATGAAGCGACAGGGGCTACATTAAATGAAGATTTAACCTCTACAGACACAACAATAACTGTTAATAATGCATCGGGTAATGTAGTACAAAATGGAACATACAGATTAGGATTTAGAGATTTGACTGTTGGAAATTCACAGGGAAGTGAAGATGATGGTGAAGGTGTAAATGCTGAAAACTATGAAAAAATTTATGTAAATCAAGTAATTGGTAATGATTTACAAGTAACCAGAGGTTATCCCAATTATACAATTAGTGGAGTTGAGTATACAAATGGTGGAACTACCATTACTCACAGTGCAAATGGATCTATAGCACTTGGGCATATAATGACTGGTCCAACTGGGATCCCCAGTGGAGCGATGATTGTAGAAATTACCAATTCAACTAATTTTGTAATAGATATACCAGTAACTGCAAGTCAGTCAAGTCAAACAATTACTGCCCTCACAAATGCAAGAGAACACAGTAAATACGCTCCAATAAAAGCAGAAGATTTATCGGTAACTGGATGGTATAAAATAACAACTGATGATAATATGAATGGTCGTTTTCATAATGAATCCTGGAAAATGTATCGAGAAAATTTTGGACCAGGATGGAAAACGATTGTAAGCACCAAAAGCGAAGGTGCATTTGCTGGGAAATACATGGGTATTATTATGCCACAGCCCAGCGAAGATAGTAATGGAGATTTTACAATGGCTCCCTGGAGAGATACCGATGGAACCATGAAGATAAATAGTATTGTAGGTCAAAAGTTTACAGCAACAAAACCCTCTTCTACTTCAAAAACATTTAAAATAGAAAAAGCCTACACTACTTTTGATGAGCAGTTAGGGTTTACTATGATTGAGGTAGATAAAGGACCACAAAGTGGAAACTGGAACGATAGCGAAGTAATTATATCTACATTTTCAGATGTTTCTGCTGTTGTAAGTGCAGATGTAAACGAAATTGCTATAATAGACAAAGGATCGACTTCGTTAGGAGAACATCCTTATGGTCAAGAAACTAAAATCAAAATTAATGCACAGTATGCCAAGATCTTAAAGGGCAGATTATTTTTAGGTAATATTGTTTTGGATCCTGGTAATGAAAACGAAGTGCAGAATGATTGGGTAGCGTACAGTGAATTAAATGCTTACGATGTAAGACCAGTCAGCAATGTAATTCCTTTTCCAGATCGTGAAGGGGGACAGATTACAGGGTTATCAGAATTGTTTGGTAGACTTATTGTATTTAAAGCCCAGGCTATATTTGTCCTGGATGTAGTAAATCCTTCTTCTCCAACCAGCTGGGTGCGAAAAGAATCAAAAATTAATATAGGTAATATTGCACCAGAAGGTATTGTTGAAGTACATGACAGTGTTTATTTTGTACACCACGATGGTATTTACAGATTAGAATCAAATACAATAGCCAGTTCCGATGCAACTCCCTCTGTTATGGAAAAAATTACATTAGGAATAGAGAATCAATTTTTACTTGCTACAGACAAAAAAAGCATTAAGGGTGTCTATGATCAAAAGAACAATGAAATCCTGTATACATGGCAAACAGGAAGCCCTGCAACCCAAGAGGTGTGGGCATATCATATAATACTTAAAACCTGGCGTGAAGTAAACACATCTACCAATTTAGATATACTTACCTTTGGTGAAAATAGTGGACCAGTAGCGTGGGATAATACGGATACCGATGTAAAGAAATTTGATGTGCCAGAAGCAGTGGGAATAGCCTGGAAAAGTAAACGATTTCGATTGGATTTAGATCAGAAAAAACTACTTCGCTATGGTATGGTGAAATTTACAGGCACAGACACTTTAACCGTAAATATATATCTGGATGGTGCAGGAAGTGTATCCTTTACAAAAGATATTACAGCCGATGGTGGCGTAAACAGATTCCCAATTAAACGCTACGGTAAAAACTTTGAAATAGAACTAACAACCCCATCGAGTACCAATGTGTTCTCGGTAGAACGAATGAGAATTGAAACGGAGTAACTATGGCTATTAATCCAGCAACAATGATGATGATCGCTAAAGGTGTCGGCAATATGGCACAAAGTGGTTCACGATTATTACAACCAAGATTTCAGAATACCAAGTATGGTCAAATGCTACGAGAAAGATCCAGGAATGGAAATTTATCTCAAGCACAGGAATCTAATATATTAAATAAAGTGGGGACACAGGCAGGAAACAATGCTCAAGTAGCCAGAAATAAATATATAGGTAGTGCCATTAACCAGGGAATGGGTAATTCTGTAGCTTTACAAAGAGGGTTAAGGGAATCTGAAGCTGATGTAAGAAGAGCAGTTACAGATACATCCAGAGGTATATATCAAAATGAAGAAACAGCGAAATCTAATGCAAAAATGAATTATGCAAGGGCAATGGATCAAGATAGTTCAGAGCGTAGAGGTGCTTTGACTTCTATGATTACAGGTGGTGCAAATACAGCACTACAAGCAGGAGCAACAGAATATGGTGCAAGGCAAGGACAGCAACAAGCACAAGATAAATCGTACATGGATGCTATGAGTAAATATGGTAATGCAGTTGCCTATAGTACCCCATCTGGAGACACCAGGTATCAAGGGGGTGGATTTGATCCATCAACAGGTGAAGCAAGAGGATCTTTAACTTTAGATGACAAAAGATCAATTGATGTATATGCTCAAAAAGCAGGAATAAAAAATGCTACAGCATTAGCAAGTGCTTACGCTGGTTATCGTACTGGAAAAATTGATGATACTGAAATGAGAAAGCAATTGAAACAATTTATGACAGATGAGGAAATAGATGATTTCTATCTAAAAATGGGAGGTGGAAAATAATGGAAGATTGGCAAAAGCAATTACTTAATAATGTAAGCAATCGAAAAACAAAAAAGAAAACAGATTCTTTAAAAGCAAAAAGATCTTATGCTGAAGAAATGAGAAAAGCATCCCCACAAGATGATATACTTCGATTTGGTAAAAAACAAAAAGAATTTAGAGATCTTGGTCGCAAAGAAACAGTTGTTACAGAAGTAAATGAAGATGGTGATAATGTAAAATCAATACAATACTTACCAAGACCAGGTGCTGAATTATTTAGAAAACAAGAACAAGCATATGGAGATAGTTTAAAATTGGCAGAATTAGCACAACAATATGGTCGAAAAACACCAGATGTAAGAAAAATTGACAGAAATCAAGATATGATAAAAAGCAATTTTAATACTAATGTACAAAAACATTTAAATGATACTCCTGGGTTTGCAAAAGAAAGTCCAAAAAATGCTCAAGAGTTAGCTATAAAAAAGGCAATTCAAGATTTAATAAAAAAACATGGTAAGGGAATTATTCCATTATTAGCAGATGTAAAAAATAGATAATGGCAGATCCCTTTAACACACAGCCACAGCGTAATTATTTAGATGATATTCTGGACCAGGCATATAATGACCTGGAAGTAGAACGACAACGCCAGGATAACATTATTAATGCACCAGATCCAGCACAGAGATTAGGTGAGATACAAAAAATTGAAAAGCAGACAGAAAACGAAGCACCAGAAGTCCAAGAAGCTGTACGACAAAGTGCATATACAAATACATCGTATTATACTGGGAAACCATTAAATAAACCTCCTTCTATTGAAAAGCAAGAAAACAAAGAAAAAAGTTTTGAGGAGACAATACAAAAATACCAACAATACGAACAACTATTTCAACCGTATTTACAAGAAGAATACAACAAAATAGCCCAGGATATTGGTCAGCCTAAAACTTCAGAGGATCAAAGTGTTATTCGAGGTCCCTTTGATCGAAAGCCTGTTTATAGTGAACAAGATCTTGAAACAAAAGCTATATCGCAAACAAAAAAGCGATTAAGTGACGAAGGGATACTTGAACCAAAGCGTACATTTTTAGGAACCTTAAAAGAAACATTCACAGATTATAAAAAGTTTGGTAGTAAACTGCCATATTTAGGTGGTGGAGTTGAAGCCTATGAAGCATTAGACCTTCTGCAATCTATTAAAGACATACAAAGAAATACTGCTGACCAACAAGATTATGCAATTGTTATGAATGCCCAATTAGAAATGGAACGAGATAGTGACTTTGGGGCAATGGTTATGGATATAATGATACAACTTCCTGCTTACGCTTTTGAATTTGCAACGACTGCTGGTACATATACTGTTGGTAGGAAAGCAGGTCAAAAAGCACTGAAAGAATCAGTGAATTGGGTACTATCAAAGCAAGGTAAAAAGATCCTTAAAGAAGGTGCAGATAAATTTGGTTTAAAAGTTGTTAAGGGTGTAGTAGGTGCAACTACAGGGACACTTGCAAGAACCATAAATCCAAAAATGTTTAGTAGGGTAGTGTCAAATGCCAGTAATGAATTATTACCAGACTATGAATTAAATCGAGCATTAGATGGCAAGCTGGAAGTATTCTCCAGTAATGAGAAAAGTTTAGGCAAGTCTATTGTAGATGGATATTTATTGACTTATTTAGAATTGTTAGGTGAACAATCTGGGGAGTCTATTCCCTTTTTAGGTAAAGAGTTTAAAACTTTTTTAAAAAGTAATCCAGAAAGTGCTGTTCATGGTTTACTAAAAGGATTAATTCGTAAAAACCCAAATGTACCTCCTGGTAAATTTATGCAAGCAGTTAGACAGGCAGGTATACAATCAGTTCCAGTAGAGTTAATGGAAGAAAGATTTACAGATTTTTTACAATCTGGAGTAGAAGGACACGAATTTAAAATGCCTACAGCAGAAGAATGGTTAGCTGAAGCCTTTGCTATTGGTGGTTTTTCAGCAGGGGTTAGGGGTACAGGAAAAGCATTAGACAAAAGGTCTAAAAAGAAATTAGACAAATCAAAAGCCAAAGGATTAGAGGCAATTAAATCTGGTCAACTGCGACAATTAACCGATGATGATATTACCAACTTTGCAAGATCTCTTACGAAAGAAGAAGCAATGGAACTTGGAATTAGCCAGGAAACAGGTGAAATAGAAGGGCAATCTGATCTGGGTAAAGAAATGATTCGTAGGAATCTGGAGATGGATAAGTTTCCAGAAACAGAAACAGAGTTTAGAGAAGCTGGAGCCAGGGCAAATATTAAACAGCAACAAATGGAAGGTAAAGATTTTACTGGTGCATTAATAAAAAAAGTAAAAGAAGAAGCACCTAATATAGCTATTGAAGAAGAATACCTGGACCGAATATTAGCTGATGAAGTAGAAGAAAAAGGATGGACAGAAGAAAAGACAAAACAGGTGTTACGAGATCATGGAATTGACGAAAATACCGATCCTAATAAAATAATTATTACTGGTACATCGTTTGGTGGATCTATTAAAATATCCAGAGCAGGAACTCCACAAAGAATGGCAGATGAGTATGTTGCTGTCCAGGAAGAAATGGCTGAAGAGTATTATAAAGCTGAAATAAAAAATATAGGAGAAGAAAAATTTGAAGCAGAAATCACAGAAGATAGAAAAAACTATTACGAAGCTACAGGAGAGCAAGACACAGGAGAATCCAACCCCGAATGGTTCTCAACCAAAGCAGTACATTTTGCGACACAAGGCAAGGTTCATCAATCGATCGGAGCAAAACTTACAAAGATCTTCAACCGATTTATTGACAATGCTAAACTCATTCTCAAGGATGCCTTTAGACTCCGAAAAGCAATTAAAGAAGGAAAAGTAAGTGACTCCTTAATAAAGAAACTGGAAGAAGCTACTGATTTCAAAAAGGTAGGAGAAAAGGTCAAACAGGCAAAGGAAAATAAGAAACAGCCTACTTATCGTAT